TGGACGAGGTGCGCAGCACGCCGCAGGCCGCGTGCGTGAATTGCGTTAGTTTCTAGAGTCGCGTTGGCAGTCGATGTCCAAAACTGAGATGGCGGCGCTGGCATGGGCCTTAAAAATATTTTCAAATAATCGTTGACAACGCAAGCGGCTGTAGATATAGTCTTCCCACATCGCAAACGGGTTGCGATGAAACCAGGAGACTACGACCATGACCAAATTCCAAGCTGCGCGCGATCTGATCCGCAATGCCGACTCTCTACTGATCGTCAATGACGGCATGTTCCGCTGGGTAGGGGACAAAGCCCAAATCACCAAGTGGCTCGAGCGACATGATTACTCGACGCGGAAGAACGCTTTACACATGAATTCAGACGACTACCAGGATCTATGTGATAGCACCACATGCGAATCGGATCGGGTGGCGACTGTCGGCGACGGAGATCTAGTGCGCCTGTGCCAGATTCTCGAAGAAAAATGTGGTGTCGATGAACTTTGGCTACTCGGTTAGGAGGATGAGCAAATGACACTCACCGAACTCGAACGGCGCGCACGCATTACCTATCTGCTGGCACGCCTCAAGAAGCACCCAGCAGGAGACGGCATCGGCATGGCGGAACTCGTCGCGGAAATCATCGAGCTTCACAACTCGCGCCCGCGGCGCCGCGTCGGCGATGCCTGCATTCAGGGTTGGACCTACATCGAGCCACATGGCATGCGCCAGGGGCGGGATTGGGAGGGTAGCCAGCCATGATTCCATTCATATTCGTTTGCCTCTGGTTGGTGTTGGTGATGATACTCACCGGGGCGGAGCAGTGAGGCCCGCTCCAGACGCCGAGCTGTGCACCCAATTGGCAGAGATTCTTGGTCGTTGGGAGGCGCTGCTTGCGCGCGATAGGCGCGAACTCACCGAAGAACACAGTCAAGACGTCTTGGAACGCCGCAGCCGGCGGGCGTTGCGCTTGGTGGAGCACTTAAAATGCTGAAAATAATTCATTTGGACGATCAACCACAGGTAGGTGCGCACCCTATCGATAATATATGCGCATATGGTACTTCTGAGGATTCACGTATAGGCGCGCGAGGTTTTACCTATCGAGGCGGAAACTTCGTGGTATACCCGAATTGGTACGCATGCAACGGTGACTATGCAGTCGCCGGACCGATTCGGATGGCCATGTTTCGTGCTGGTATTGGTATCTTCTCGTTGCAGGTAAACTACGCCGGAGCATGCATGGGTACAACCGCTTTCTGTCGCGCTCTGGCAATACGAGAGTGCAAACGGTGGATTGATGAATATATTCTTCGCTATAAAGCGACGCCCGCGCCGCCAGCGCGATAACGGCCCATGCGCGGGCCAATCGGCGTACAGTGACCAGCATGTGTATTGGCGGTATTGGATTGGCTGGCGCGCTCACCCTCACTCCGAGCGCGGGCACGGTGGCAGGCAGCATCACGTTGCAGGGGCTGGCCGTTGGGTTTTTGACGGTGGAAGTCTCGTATAACGACATGCTGTTCGGGCGTGCTACGCCCGCCGCCGATGGCGCCTTCGCAATCACTTTCAGCACCCTGAGCCTGCCGGATGGCCCGGATACCCTGGCGGTGGCCGCCTACAATGCCGCTGCAGGTCAGCCATATACCCTGACGGCTGCGGCTGCGTGGAGCGTGACCGTCGGCAACAGTGCCATTAATATCGAGAGCCATGGCGCTGTAGCGGATGGCACGACTGACAATATCACCGCCATTACCAATGCGATTGCTGCGGCGGCAACCGCGGGTGTCTCGGTATATGTACCGGCCGGCACCTTCGCCTTTGGCAACATCATATCGCTCACTGGCACCAAGATGTTTGGCGTCGGAGTAGCCTCGGTGCTATATGCCCTCGATTACAACAACGAAGCGATCTTCCTGTATGGCAGCGGCTCCCAGGTGAGACAACTGACGCTGACCGGTGCCACCGCGCCAGCACGCCTGTCACCGTGGCAGGCGACGCATATCACCGCTTTTGGGGCCAGCAACTTTGTGATCGATCACGTTAACATTGTGGGTTCGGCCGCGGCTGGCATACAACTGGCTAATGTGCAGGTAACGAATGGCGCTGGATCTAGCAATGGGATGATCACGAATAACACGCTCACCGGGACGTTTGCGGATTCGATCCACATGACCGCGTGGGCGAGTTTTATTCACGTTGAGGGCAACACCATTGTAGGCTCAGGGGATGACGGTATAGCGGTGGTCAGTTACGACTATGATAGCGGCGTTACGCACGACATAACGGCAATCAACAATGTTATAACCGGCAATGTCAATGGCCGTTCAATGTCAGTGGTCGGTGGCGAGAATGTGCTCTATCAGAACAACTATTTAGCCAATGATACGTTGGCGGCTGGCGTATATATTGCGCAGGAGAGCAGCTACAACACCTATGGCTGCACGAATGTAACTGTTGAGTTCAATACGATCGTAAATTGTGGCAATTACACTATCGGACATGCGCCGGTGATGATAATTACCACGGGGTCTGGGTCTAATACGGATATTAATCTAATCAGCAACCAGATCGTCATAACCACTAATAATTACTACGGCGTGCGCGTATATGGCAATAACACTCCGCCGATCGTGCTGAATTATAATCAGATCATTGGCACCCCTAGCCCGTATGACATAGAGGATACGGGAGTGACCCTGAATCCTTACGTGTCGGGTGCGGTGGGCTATGTGGCAGCGCCAGTGCTGCCGATTCCGTAGCGGAGAGGTGAAACAATGAAATCGCTGCCGCTGCTCCACGTGCCACGAGTACTTCAACTCGAGCGCGGCGTTTGATAAGCACCGCATAGGCGCCTACACGCCGGGAAGCAGGCGCTGTCGCTCGGCCGAAGAGATGGCCACCGCTGGCATGGCCCGAAACGCCAAGAACTTCTGGGTCACCGAAAAATTTGACGCCGTAGCTTTGGGGAGAGTTGTTTCAGCGGCGATCTACCAGACCCCTAGGGGGTAGTAGGGGGTACGATATAGCGACGGGTATCTCCTCACGTTCCACGTGAAACATAGGGTAGCCGTGGCGTCAAGCGCACCGGCTCCAGCCGCGCTCAATTTAACTTTACACGGCGCCGGGTGGGGTCTACATTCGGGGCTTCTCCGAAGCGCACATACACATATACCGTGACCGTGGGAAGTACCACCATGAATGAAACCCGCCGCGAGCCGCTGCTCCGAGGGCGCCGTATCGCGCTCACTATCACATTGGACCCGCAAGTGCTTGCCGCGCTCGGCGTCATTGGCGAGGGCAACCGCTCCAAGGCCGTCGAGACCCTGGTCAAGTGGTACCTTGCCGCGCCTATTGCCCCTGATCTGCCGATTCCGTAGCCAACCCACCCCATGGCGGTGGATTACAAGCCAGTGGCGCAGGCGGCGCTGCAGCAAGCCTCTACGCTGCTGCCAGCGTGGATTGGCGGCCATCGCGAGGGCCATGAATGGCTGGCTGAGCGCAGAGCCAATGGCGGTTTAGGCGATAGCCTTAAAGTCAATCTCGAGACTGGCCTATGGTCGCACTTCGGCGCCGGCGGGGCGCAGCGCCCAGGCGGCAGTGACCTGATTGGCCTGTACGCCTACGTCAAGCATCTCGCTCCAGGGGCGGCTTATAGCCAGATCGCCGCGCAGGTCGGAATAACAGAACGGGCGGTCCAGGTCCTGCCGCGCGCCCGCGCGGGGCCCGATCCCAACCAACTCCAGCCGATCCCCGATAATCCACCACAGGCGCCCGAGCACCGTGTCCACGGCTATGCCGCCGAAATATACAAGTACGGCCAGCAGCAATGGGTATGTCGCTATGAAACGCCGCACGGCAAGACTTTTTCGCTATTGACCTGGCGCAATGGCCGGTGGAGCTTCACAGGGCACCCGGGGCCGCTGCAACTGTATGGCGCGGAGTTGCTGGCCGCGCACCCCGACCGCAAAGTCCTGGTGGTGGAGGGTGAGAAGTGCGCCAACCGCGCACGCCCGATATTGAAGCAGTCCGTCATTGTCACCTGGGCGGGGGGCGCCGGTGCAGCGCGCAAGACTGATTGGACCACACTGCGTAACCGCGAGGTGACCATCTGGCCGGACGCGGATGAGCCTGGGCGCAAGGCCGCAGCGGACATTGCAGCCATTCTGGAGCCCGTGGCGCGGCGCGTGCGGGTGCTGCACACCAATGGCAAGGCCGATGGCTGGGACGTCGCTGACGCCATTGCAGAGGGCTGGAACGCCGAAACCATTCTGACCTGGGTGGATGAGCACGTGATCGAGCCAGCGGCGCCGCGCGTCGAGGTGTTGCCGCCGGCTGATCCGGAATCCGATTATCCAGCCGGGTCAGCACCGCAATCATATCTTGCGATCTGGCAATCGCTGGGTCTCATGTCGGACGCCAAAGACATCCCCCATCCCACCTTAAGCAATGCCAGCATCATTCTGCAATACCAACCCCCGTATAAGGGCAAGATCTGGTTCGACACGTTTCGTAGCGCAGTGTGGCATAGCGTGGCGGGCGCGCCGCGGCCCTGGACTGATGCCGACGATCGGCGCGCCACCACCTTCATTCAGCAGCGCTTAGGCCTACCTAAAATCCACTCCGGGATCGTGCAGGAAGCGGTGCTGCATGCAGCCGAATGCCAGCCCCGTAATACACTTACTGAGTGGCTTGACTCGCTAGTATGGGACGGCATTCCACGCCTGACTACGTGGCTCGCGGATTGCTTGGGCGTCGAGCGCGATGCTTACCATGATGCAGTCGCGCGCAATTGGCCTATTTCGATGGTCGCGCGTGCCTATGACCCAGGTTGTAAAGTGGACACCATGCCGGTGCTGGAGGCTGATCAGGGAACTGGCAAGTCGACATTCCTCAAGGTACTTGGCCATCCATGGTTTGCTGCACTCAAGATGGCATTCGGCGAGAAAGACTTCCTCCAGGCAATCCAGGGCCGCTGGTTGGTCGAGATCCCGGATATGGCAGGCTTCTCGCGCCGCGAACATAGCGACATTCTCGCGACCATTAGCGACGCCCGCGATGTATATCGCAAAACGTACGCGCGAGTGACCGAAGAACATCCGCGCGTTACGGTATTCGCGGCGACCTCGGAAAACAACGAATATCTACAGGAAACCCGCGGACGGCGCCGCTATTGGCCACTGGTCTGCGGAACCATAAATACCGATACCCTGCAGGCCCAACGCGCCCAGATATTCGCCGAGGCGGTAATCGAATACCGCAATGGCAGCCAATGGCACGAGGTGCCAGAGAACGAGAGCGACGAAATCCAGTCAGCACGCGCATCGCGCGATATCTGGACCGACACCGTCATGCACTACGCCGAGCACTACGGCGAGAGCAAACTCACATCCTGCGCCATTCTCACCAATTGCATCAATATGGAACTGTCGCGCCAAGACGATGCGGCTAAGCGCCGCATCTATCGCATCATGACGGAAAACGGCTGGAAACAACTGCGCGATCGTAAAGAACGCTTCTGGCGGCAAGCCACCACTGCCAAGGGCTGAACCGTAGGAGGGCGCTATACTCGCACCGCATGGCCGCCACATTTGACTTAACCAAGATCGATCAGCGCCTCCAGCTATTGGATTTGGACCGCGTCGACTGCGAGGAAAGTCTCTATACCTTCCTGAAGCGATCATGGGCGAATATAGACCCAGCACCGTGGGCGGACGGATGGCATATTCAGGCGATCTGTGAGCACCTCGAAGCAGTGGTCGATGGGCAGATACGCCAGCTCATAATCAATGTCCCGCCACGGTGCTGCAAGTCTATAACTACCAGCGTGGCATTCCCGGCATGGACCTGGGCGCAGTCGCGCAAAAGTCCGACCTCTGGTCCGGGCGTGCCGTTCTTGTATGCCTCATATGCCGACAGGCTCTCATTGAGAGATTCAGTGAAATGTCGGCGGTTGATTGAATCGCCGTGGTATTCGCAAAGATGGGGCCGCCGGTTTCAGTTATTAGGCGATCAAAACCAGAAGTCACGGTTCGCAAACGACCAAGGAGGCGAAAGGCTCATCACAAGTATCGGCGCCGGCGTTACTGGTGAAGGTGGAAATATAATTTGTATCGACGACCCCAACGCCGCCAACGAGGTTGCCAGCGAGGCATCCATAGAAACTACAATAAGCTGGTGGACCACTGTGATGCCCTCGCGGCTCAACGATATGGCCACTGGGGCTTTTGTGATTATTCAGCAGCGGCTCGCGGAGAACGACCTCACCGGGCATATTCAAGAAAACGAAGCGGATGGCTGGGTGCAATTGATATTGCCGGCGCGCTATGAGCCGGAACGCACCATTATATTGAGCACATCCATTGGCTGGACCGATCCGCGCACCGAGCCCGGTGAATTGTTGTGGCCAGCGAAGTTTAGCGATGAATCGCTGAAGCGTCTTGAGAAAAAAATGGGGCCATTTATTTCGGCCGGGCAGCTGCAACAGCGACCTGAGCCGCAGGGTGGCGGAATCATCAAACGGGAATGGTGGAAGTTATGGGTAGGGGGTGCGGTATATCCGGCTATGGACTTCGTGTTGGGGTGCTTGGATACGGCATATACGGAAGACACGATGAACGATCCATCTGGCATGATTGTATGGGGAGTATTCTCGGGCAGCTTGTTGGAGGGAGAGATAGCGCAGTCGACGCGCAGCATGGGGCGCGATGGCCGACCGATGTATATCGATCGGCGCTACAGTGAGATCACGCCGCAAGTCATGCTGATGCACGCGTGGGATGATCGATTGGAGTTGCATAATCTAGTGACGCGCGTCGCGAAGGTGTGCGTTGCGATGAAGGTGGATTTGCTATTGATCGAGAACAAGGCATCTGGTATTTCGGTTGCGCAAGAAATCCGCCGGCTGTACAGCAATGAGCGCTTCGGGGTACAGTTGTTTGACCCTAAGAGTCAGGACAAGACGGCGCGCCTGTATTCAGTGCAGCATCTGTTTGCTGAGGGTATTATTTATGCGCCTGACCTCACGTGGGCGGAGCGCGTGATTACGCAGGTTGGCATGTTCCCGAAGGGCAAGCACGATGAGTTTGTCGACTTGACCTCGATGGGTCTACGCCATCTGCGCGATAACGGACTGATAGCGCGTGCGCCGGAACGTCAGGCTGAGCTTCAGTCTCTGACGGTATATCCTGGTGGCCAGGCAGCGCCGCTGTATCCGGCATGAGCACCGGGATTATCAAATCACCCCACGATTGCATGGTCCTGGCATCTGCGACGGTCGATCTGATCTCGAAAGTACAGCGGCCGTGGCTATTCCGGGTTACAGTGGTAGGCAAGCCGCCGCATTTGGCGCGCAGAGTCTATGAAATAGCCGCTATTTCAGATTCCCAGGCCGCAATGGTTGGAATTGAGAAGTTCGTGAAAGAAATGTCACAGCAGCATCCAGCTAGGATATTGGCGGTATTGTGAGTGCCGTCCCGGGCCTAGGCAATGCGAATCTACGCATACCAGGACCGCCCGACGCTGAGCTACCGGACCCCGCGCACGTCATTGTACAGATGGACGCGCCCGACACCGATATTCCAGAAATCGACGAGAAGGGGAACATCCTCAAGATCATCCACGGTGACGGCTCCGTCTCCATATCGCTGGATGGTAAGGGATTGGGCAATGTCGCTGCGGCAAATGACCGGACGCTCGAATGGTTCGATAACCTGGTAGATAAGATCGACGCGAACGAGTTATCGAGAATCGCCGAGGATCTCTTGCGCGGGGTTGAACAGGACATCCAATCGCGTAAGGATTGGATTGACGAGCGAGCACTCGGCATCAAGCTGCTCGGCCTCAAGATTGAGCTACCGAACGTACAGGGCGGCGCCGATGCAGCGCCAGTCGAGGGCATGTCGAAGGTACGCCATCCGCTGCTGCTCGAGGCAGTGCTGAGATTCCAGGCTAATGCTCGCGCGGAACTGCTGCCGACGGATGGGCCGGTCAAGATCCGCAATGATGATAACGACGCGACGCTGAAAGAAGATCAACTTGCGAACGCGTATGAACGCGACATGAATCACTATCTGACGGCAATCGCCACTGAGTACTACCCCGATACCGATCGCATGCTACTGATGCTCGGATTCGGCGGCACGACCTTCAAGAAGGTATACTTCTGCCCGCTGCGTAATCGGCCGGTCTCGGAGTCGGTCGACGCCGACGATATCATCGTGAATCAGGCGGCGGTCAATCTAGCGAATGCGCGCCGCATTACCCACCGTACCTACTTGCGCCCGTCGACCGTCAAGCGTCTGCAGATCTTGGGCGTGTATCGCGACACGGACTTGTCAGATCCGATCCCGCAACAGGAAGATGCGGTACAGCGCGAGGAAAAGTCGCAGCAAGGACTACAATCTAATAATTTCCTGGCGGATGATCGTGATCGACAGATATACGAGATTTGCTGCGAGCTCGACGTTAAGGGCTTTGAGCACAAGCACAAGGGGAAAGTGTCGGGTCTGGAAATTCCCTACAAGGTATCGATCGATGTGTCATCGCGCACGGTGCTTGCGATTACGCGCAATTACGACGAAGACGATAAGGAACTACCGACCGCGCGCCAGAGCTACATAAAGTATACCTTCGTGCCTGGATTTGGCTTCTACGATATCGGACTGCTGAATATTCTGGGCAACACCACGAATGCGGTGACAGCTGCGTGGCGGGAGATGCTGGATAACGGGATGTTCGCGAATTTCCCGGGCTTTTTGATGGCGAAATCCGGCGCGCGTCAGAACACGAATGTCTTTCGGGTGCCACCTGGCGGCGGGGTGCAAGTAGATACCGGCGGTCTACCGATCACCCAGGCTATCATGCCGTTGCCGTATGAGAGCACGCATATGGCGCCGCTGATGGCCCTCGTCCAGGACATGGTGCAAACCGGGCAGCGCGTCGGTGGCACGTCTGAGATGCAAGTCGGCGAGGGCCGCGCCGACGCGCCGGTCGGCACGACGTTGGCGTTGATCGACCAAGCGGTCAAGATCATCAATAGTGTGCACAAGCGCATGTTCACCGCCCAAGCCGAAGAAATTGCGCTGTTAGTTAAGGTATTCAGAGAGCATCCGCACAGCTTTTTTGCGCACAAGTGCAAGTCCAAAACCGTCTGGGACGCCGCGAAGTTCATCGAGGCTGTGAACAACTGCGAGCTGGTGCCGCAAGCAGATCCCAATACCGCGAGCATGGGTCAGCGTGTGCTCAAGATTCAAGGCTTGAAGCAACTCCAAGCCGCGAGTCCGAATCTATATGATCCGATCGCCATTGATACAGCGGCTCTGCAAGCAATGGGATGGAGTAATCCGGAGGCGTTCTTTGTACCGCCTACGGCTCGGGCTGCTCCGCCTCCGGAACTCCAGGAGCTCCAGGCCAAAATACAAAACGACAAGGCTGCGGCTGCTGCCAAAACACTGGAAGCACAATCGCGCATGACCGAGGCGCAAGCCAAGGCAGCGGACGTGAAAGCCAAGGTGGATACGGGCCACTATGCGCCGCAGCCGGAAGCGGCTGGCGCTCCCGCTGCGCCACCACAAGATACGCCGGTCGACGTAGCGCTAGCGCAGGCTAAAATACTGGACTCGCATACGCGTGCCAGGGACGTTGCGGTAAAAGAGCGTGAAGCCGAGACCGAGAACCGCAATCGGGATCAAGATCGCGCCGCTAAATTGCATGAGACGGCCATTGCGCTGGCCGGCGATTTGATAAAGGCGCCAACTACCGAAGGCGGCGGCCAGGTGTCAACGTCGGGAGTCGGCCATCGTGCCTCGAAGATTATCAAGGATGCAGACAAGGGATTGAAATGATTGCCAAACTCAGAACTTACGTCTACTCTGTCCAGAGGACTGAATCATGACTGATATGCGCGCAGTGCCTAAACCGGAAGGATACGATCTGCGAGTTGCGCGTTCACAGAAAACAAACGATTTGCCAGGAAGCCTTTGGCTTCCCGAGGATGCGCTGTTTTCTGCTTTCGAGATGATGAAAGAACAGCCGCCGCGAGGAGCATTCATAGTGTGCTGGTATACGCCAAATACGGACGATGGAAACAAAGGCCGATTGAAATTAAAATTTCAGGGATATCAACAGCATGATTGCCAGATGAAGGCGCTAGCAGCGGAAATGGCAGCATGGCTGGTGGCACCATGAGCGCCGCACTTGCTGAACGAGCACGATCCCAAGCTAAGTCGAAGGCCGAGCGCATGACGCGCGGCGATCCTAAGGCCAAAGTAGACGCGTCCTCGTGGACCCCATCGTCTCCCATGAACGCCGACGTCCAGACCGGCGAGCGACCTATCTCACGGCCGCAGTTCCGCAATGGCGGTAAGGTGATGGGTGGCGCTGCGGTCATGCACGGCGGCCGTAAACCGCGTAAGGCCGGCGGCAGTGCGATGACACCGGACAACTATATCAATCGGGACGTCAAAGAGGCCAACGAGGAACGCCCTGGGATCAAACACGTTGGGGGGTTCAAAAAAGGCGGCCGCACCCACGGCGAAGATTGCACGTGCGCGAAATGCAGCGGCGGGCGCGTCGCGCGCAAGGATGGCGGCCGAGCCAAAAAGGGCATGAACGTCAATATCATCATCACGCAGCCGAAGGACAAGCCAGCGATGCCACCTCCGGGTATGATGCCGCCCGGCGCCGGTCCAGTCGGAATGCACCAAGCGCCACCGCCGGCGATGCCGCCCCCGGGAGCTGCGCCGCCGATGGGTCCGCCGCCAATGGGGCGCAAGTCTGGCGGGCGCGCATATGCACTCAAGGATGGCGCGGGCGGTGGGCTAGGACGATTGCAGAAGATCAAGGCGTACGGTTGATTGTGCCTATCACCGGCCAATCAAAGTTTGAAATCGAATTGAAAAAGATTATCGATGAAGAGATAGATCGATTGAGCGAAGTGCTCGAAGCGGGAGTAGGCATACCTGATTACGCCAAATATCAAAACATCGTGGGCCAGATATATGCACTGCGCCTCGTGGCAAATGAGTATTGCTTCGAAGCCAACGACACTATAGAAAAAAGGTAGCACCGTGCCTCTTACCCCGAATATTGCTGTATCTATGAAGCACGAGAAGGATCCGTGTCTGCAAATCCTGGAAGAGATTGGTGATCTCAGTGGCTTTCAGATTCTGAATAATGAAGTGCTGATTGCCATCTATCGACGGCCAGAAAAGACCCGCGGCGGGATTATCCTGACGCCAAACAATTTGAATGAGGATCTCTATCAATCCAAAGCTGGGCTGGTGGTGAAGATCGGCCCCAGTTGCGAGTTTCCGACCGTGCCGATTGCGCTCCACGACTGGGTTATCGTGCGGCCTTCAGACACCTATGCGCTGGAAGTGAACTTTGTGTCGTGCCGTCTGACGCAAGACAAGTTTATTCGTGTCAAAGTAGCCACCCCGGGGATGGTATGGTGATCACATGAGCAGCGAAGAGGTTAGCATTGATTTCGATGGCATTGTTTATGAATTTAAAATGAACACTCGTGATTTCACGGTAACTCCACAGGAATTTTATTACGTTACAACGAGTGAGGCCGACGTACTTGGATGGGCACACGCGCTACCAGATATTCTTAAGAGAGAACTACGAAGTATCGGCGGCGGGATCATTTTGTGGAGGATCAAACCGGAGATTTATCACGCTGAAATAGGCTGCAATAGTGATGTAGATCCGAAATTATGGACAGATAAAGAAAAAGAACTGGGGAAAAAATTCTTTTGCTGGCAAGGCTACGCTAGATTTGCCACTTCACCTGCGCTCTCTGAAAAGGTCCCAGGCATGGGCATGCGTGAGGATGTATATAGAAAAAAGTGGGGCCAGCTTCGAGAAGAAGCCATGGCGCGAGAGAAATCATTGGTGGAGGCTGACACATGAGCAGCGAAGAAGTTAGCATTGATTTCGACGAAATTGACCGGCTCAAGGCTGAAGAAGCCGAAAAATCCAAGAAAACTGACGCCAAAAAAGTTGACGCCGAACCGAAAATTGAAGTCGTCAAAGAGGATCCCGAGCGAAAACCAAAAGCGGAGATCGTCAAGCCAGAGGACGGCCTCGAAAAGCTCAAAAAGCAACTCGACGATGAAAAGATTGCACGCCAGAACGCTGAAACACGCGCTCGCGAGGCTGCCGAGTCGGAAGTACGCGCTAAAACCGAGGTACTAAGTACACAGGTCGACATATTCACTAGCGCAATCGCGAGTCTCAAGCAGTCCGACGACATGCTCGAGCAAAAATACGCCGAAGCGCTTACCGCGCAGGACTATCCCGCAGCCGCCAAGGTACAGCGCGAGATGGCAAACAATGCCGCTAAGCTCATGACGCTGGAGGAGGGCAAGAAGCGCGTGGAATCGGCACCGAAGCCGGCCGTGCGGCCCCCTAGTGATCCACTGGACCAATTTACTGCCCAATTATCACGACGCTCGGCAGATTGGGTGAGAGCGCACCCTGATTACGTGCGCGATGCCGCCAAGAATCGCGAAATGATCGCGGCACACGAAATCGCCGTGGCTCGTGGCCACAAGGTTGACAGCGACGAGTACTTCCGGTCGGTTGAGAAAACCTTGGAACTGGAACTGGAGCAGGAGCAATCGATTGTCATCGATCCAGATCCGCCGGAAGCGGCCACCAAGCCGACACGGCGCGCATCGCTGGCTGCCGCGCCGGTAACGCGTAGCGGCAATGGCGCCGGCAATCGCCCGAATGTAGTAACGCTGTCGTCGCAAGAGGTAGAGATAGCGCAAATGATGCAGATGACGCCGGAAGAGTACGCGCGGCATAAGGTCTCTTTGAAACGAGAAGGACGCATAAATTGACCACTGAACCCACCAAAGACGATGCAATTCCTCCGCGCCCGCGGCATACGACGCTGCATACACCTCTGCCACCGGCGCCCGGGGTGCCCCCCGACGAGACCGATTCCATACCGGCGCCTCCAAAGTACCTCGAAGAATCGTCGCGTACGCGCGCAGCACGTCGCGCCGCTGAATTGCGCGAGCACCTAGGGCCGGCCGGCCATGACGAAAGCACCGATATGTACTTCATCGATCCGCGCGCAATCCCCGATGGATGGTCCTATGAGTGGAAGAGCCGCGCGGTGCTGGGGGCACCCAATCCGTCATACGAAGTATCACTAGCGCGCCGCGGCTGGGAGGCAGTTCCGGCATCTCGTCATCCGGAAATGATGCCCCAGAACTGGTCCGGCAACTACATCGAGCGCGAGGGCCAGATTCTGATGGAAAGGCCGATGGAAATCACCGACGAGGCCAAAGCCTATGAGATACGCAAGGCACGTATGCAGATACACCAGAGAGAAGAGGGACTGAGCCAAGCCCCAGCCGGTACGGCTGAACGGGATAATAAGGGCACGCCGCTGACCAAGGTCGCTAAATCCTATGAGGCGATCCCGATTCCGCGGGAGT